CAGAGTCTGAATTGTATATTTCAACTTTAAGATCCATGTAAGCACCAGAACCAGCAGCAGCACCAACGATAAATGCGGAGGCATCAGCCCCCGTTCCACCAGTAGCTATAATCTTGGAAGAATCTAATCCCCCTCCTAAAACTTTCTTCAAAGCTGCGGTATTAGCATGACCAGAAGAGTTATAGCTAGATGATGCCCCTATAGTACCACTTGGAATAGTTACTACTTTATCGGTTAGAATCTTGGTTCCTGTATTATCCCAAACGGTTGCAGTCAATCTAACAGAAGAAACAGCGGCATCGTCCGTTCCCAAAGTTATCATTCTATCATCTACTCGACCCGATACATGGAATGCTGGACAAAGACCCACAGGCACAGCGGCAGATGATTGAAGTGCACCTGAAGCACATCTAATAAATCTAATAGAGTTAGTAGTTTCAAGAACTTCCAAAGCCCCCTCAAGGGCTTGTCCTGTAATATCCTCACTTGGCTCACCAAAGACACGGATAAGATCATTCTGGCTTGTAACTAAAGTGGCTCTCTCGCCATCAATACCCGCAATGGGTCCCTTAGAAGCAAACCCAACAATACCGATAACGGACGAATTAATACTTACTGGATAGTCTGAAATATCCTTCTCAACGACATATACACCTGGACTTACATAAGATGGCATTTTTTATCTCCTTAGGATTGGTTGCAAATAGAAATTAATCTTCTTGTATGAAGATTTTTTATAATGCTGCTCATATAACTGGCAGGTATAACAACGCTTTGGTTTGGTTTTAGCAGGAAGTGCTCTACCCCTTGCTCGGTCTGCAATGGAATTGTCCATGTTTGCAAACTTGTATTTGTAATTATTTTCATGTAGGAACTCCTATAATATGTACCTTTATTGCGGGTACTTTTGATTAAAAATATACTGAACTCTCTAACTAAGTTTAAATTCTGTCTTAAATTCTTCTATTTGACCCGTGGATGTTATTAAAAACTTAGGATTTGGGATATAAGTCTGAACTTTTATCTCAAAAGTCTTCTTAATAACCCTCTCCTCCTTATCCCCTGGACTTAGTGTAGAGCTGTCCGATTCCCCAGAAAGGAAGGCTATTCCCGCATCTCTAGTACCTGCTTGTAGTGTAGTAGAGGGGTTAAACATCAGCCTAATCTGCTCTGCTACTTGATCATTATCCGCTTTATACTTAGTCCATACATTTATCCCGTAAGACACAGTTATAGCCTTTGGAACTAAACTTACTACCCTTAAAGCTCTGTGCTGAGAATCATCCCACACCTTATCCATTACAATAAGGTTATCAGGTCTTCTTCGCTCTGCATCCTCATCACTCGTAGTTTGGTTAATAGATACGATTGGAAGAATTATATTATTCTCCTGAGTCAGCTTGGCTATCGTTCTTTCTGGATTTGCATGAATGCACTTAATATCCCTTATATTGTTTTCACTATCTATGTAAGCAAGACTTCCTAATTTAGAAATAAGAAATTTTAATAGTTCTCTGTATAAAAGAGGTATTTTATTTTTCTTATTAGTGGCTCGGACAATATAGTCCTTAGCCCACCGCATCGGATCATTTTTACTAACCCAGTCCGTAGACCCAGTATTTGAGCTTAAAGATGAAGTATCTGTCCAAGTGTGTGATTCTGGCCTCTGGTCATACCCGTAATCAACCATAGTCTTCCTCCAGGTCCTCTAGGCTTGCCACTCCTGGACTTTTACTAGTCTTGTGGAGAGGAGTATCTTGAACGTCTGACGAGTCTCTGAGCAGCCTTGCAGAGCACGAGAAGTGGTACACCCCATATATCTCAAAGCTATCCTCTTGGACCTCGAATATCTCATATTTTTGATTCTGAAATTTAGGCTGTATTACATCTCCAGGGATTGGTCGCCTTGAGAGCTTAGTCTCTATATAGCTCTTATTAAATACGAACATCTGGTCATTGGTTAATTCAATACCAAACTCGGTAAGATTTTCTTCAAGTACCTTAGGATCGTAATGCCCATGTACTGTTACAGGTTCAGATACTACAGGCTTATTTCTCTCTTCCATGTAGACATCATCGTAATTGGACTCAGATTGCATGTATTTGAAGTAGAGTAAATCGGAACCACCCAGCCTTATAAGCTCGTCATCAATGAAGTTGAACAAGTTTATATCTGGATTTTCCTCATCAAACATGTTTAAAATGCTTGGTGATTCATCCAGATCTGGCAGTAGGGGTGTCTCCCTATTTACTTTATAGTTTTTCATAAATTACTTTCGTCGTTCCATTTTCTTCATCGTCTAGCGGCTGCAAGCCTAGCTCTAGCCCTCAACACTGCGGGGTTTGTTCTGCTTCCCAACTCTCCTGGTGTTTTTCCTCTACTTTTATCAATGTCATCATCCTGAGATTTCGTAGTCTCTTGAGAGAAAGGAACCGCTCCATGAGGTTTAGTAGGCTTGTTTTTATTTTCAGCAGAGCAAGCCCCCGTAGTACAGGCAGCAGCTACCGTTGCGATAGCTAACCCCTTCTTAGCCTTATCCTTATACTTCTTAGCCGTATCCCCAACCTTCTTCTTAAGCCTATCCCACTTCTCACCTTCTAGGACAAGTTGATAAATTCTATCTATTCTTTCTTCATCCATCTCCGATCTCCCTTCGTCTTTCAATTCTAGATTTATTCTTTTTCTAGTATTTCTTCCCTTAGTAGAAGTACCCCCTGCTTTCGTCACTACTTTCTTCAACGCCTTCTTTAGATCCCTGTCATCATCACTCTTGCCACTCCCCCCAGCCACCCCTCTGCTGGTTGTTTTATCTTTTTGGTTAGCTTTCCTAATAAGAGCTATGGTTTTTTCACTCATCTTAATATCCTAGAATGTTGTGAACACTGGTGGCTCCTCGAACTCTTTTAAGAGTTCCTCCGATAGTGCTGCTTTTTCTTTATCTGAAGCTTGGAGAAGCTCTGTACCATTTAAGGAAGCCCCACCCCCAGGTGACGGGATGGACTTATACTTACTTCTAATTTCTCCAAGTATTCCTTTAGCGCAAGCTAAAGCATATCTCTGTATCCAATTTCTGTATGCAGGGTGTAGGGTTCCTGAATCTAAGGCTCTGTACTCTAAAATAACAGCCTGTGGTGTGGTAACGGGTGTAGGAGATAAGTTTAAGAATCGGTTATTAACTATATTAAATGACCCCTCCTGCCCTAATATCTTTCTCATCTGCTCTAAGTTTTGTTGTAACAAGTAGAAATCGGCTATACCAAAATCTTGAAATAGAAAGTTATCTTGAAAGTACTTAATAAAGAAGTCAAATTCCAGAGTTCCTGCTTGAGACTGGATGGATAATAGAGTCTTCTTATACACAACATACTCTAAGTTATCTAATATGTATGATGGCACAGCATAAAGATTTATACCTGCTGATGCATCAAAAGCAGCATACTGCTTGGTGCATAGAGGAGCATGATAAGATAACTTGCTTACAGCCTCATCTAAACATGTCTTTATCTGGAAGGGAGATAACTCAACCCTAACTACGGGATGTCCTAATCTAGCAAATATGAAGTCTCTGAGTGTCTCTTCAAAGTGCGAGAACTCAACTCCATCTTGCATGGTAGTAGCATTTAGTTTATCTCTATCTATCTGTCCTTTTGGAACTCCGCTCTCTAGAGTGTTCCCACCCCAAGACGCAAAAGAGTTACCAAACGTACTGACATTAGGTACTGCTGGGCGGGTTGCCATCTGAATCTTCCTTTATGGGTAGAGTTGCTTTCTTCGTTGCTTTCTTCACTGTCTTCTTTTTAACAGGTTTAGATTCGGGAATTACTTTAACTCCTGTAAAACTACCAAGGGGTGAGGAGCTTGTAAAATCAGCCCCAGGCATAATCCTAGTCAGCTTTCCATCTATGGATATCAGTAAGGGTACAGACCCCGTATAGTTATATTTATATGTCATGCAATCCTCCTAAGTTATATAGACAAAAAGAGAGGAGGTCAGAGAGTTTATTTCTCTGACCTCCCCAAAGCATTCAAACTTATTCTTCAGCTATTATGATACTCCAGCCGATCTAATGAACGGGCTATAGAGGAAGTTAGCTGTCGGTCCAACCAGACGAATAATCCGATAGAATCTCTCAGCAGGTGCAACAGCAGCTTTGCCGTAGCGAGTGAGGATTCCCTTCCGTGGTTGGAAGGTCTCGGGATCGGTGATTGTTGGCAACTGTTGCAGCGGAATATATGGAGCGTAAACGTATCCAGCATCCATAGCATTACTGCCCTTATAACCAATCATCATCTCATCATCAGGATAAAGAGGATCAACATACAGATCATAGCGACCCATAAACTTACCCTTGAACTGGATGGCGTTCTTACCAATATTGGTAGGAGCGTCATCACGAACGATGCCACCCTCTAACTTGGATGCTGATTCCAGCATCGAAGCCACGAGAGGTGAAGTAAGAATCCAACTACCAGGACCACGCAGAGTAGTCTTGTAGATGTCCTGAGCAGCGTAGTTAATCGTTGCCAACAGGTTGGCATAGATATGACCCACATGCTGCGGAGCATAAGCCGTGCCACCAAATGCTGACGAAGTAAGATCAACAGCGAAGACATTACTAAAGCCTCCAGAGTTATCAGAAGGAGCATTTGCAAACTGATATGTGTATGATGCAGGTACAAAGTTCTCCAACTGAGTCCCCTCTACATGAGGATGCTTATCACCAGTCGTAGTAAACGAATTGGAGTTACCATTGTCTAATGAGGTCTTGTTCCAACCAGTAACACTAGCGGGATCATAAGCAATCATACGCAAATCTTCGATAAGCTCACGATCAATCTCAAGTGAAAGCTCCTTGCTCAACAGCGAAGTAAGCTCACCTTCAAGATTGAGGTTGTGATATGCACGAAGATCCTGTGCTGCTTCTAACGTCCACAATGCTCTCATCTTACGAGTACGAGAGACAACGGCTTGCTGCTCGATGTGGAAATTAATCTCAGGAATTTGATTACCAGCAAGGACTTCACCTGCGGAAACCGAGTATCCGAGGATAGTCGAACTCACGGGGAATGCCGCAATCTGACCACCGAAAGTAGTACTAACACCACCCTCATTCCCAGAAAGTACATGTCCCTGATTTACATTAGCCAGAGTACCATCAAGGTTGAACATGGCACTTGTGTTAGTACTGTTTGAAGTGGTTCCGACACGAGCACCACCAGAAGCATCAGTCGTTCCAGCCATAATGGGAGAAGATGTCTGTCCACGGTAGGTCAGGTTGTACTTGCTGTAAACTGTCTGTGAAACGCCACTATCTCCGTGCGCTCTTGTATGACCCAGATAGAAAATCTGGCTCACAGGACCCTTCATCGGCTGAACACCAACAATACTGTTGGCAATCAGGTCGGGATAGACTCTACGAACGAGAGGAAATGCAAACTTCTGAAATGTACCAAGCTTACCTACAGTAGTGCTGTTCTCATCCATTCTATCTGATTGCTCGGACAGAATGCACTTTGCTTGATTTTCCAAAAGGGTTGCAGTAACCTTACGAGTGTAGTCACTGTCTATACCTTCAAGGACGGGTCCCCACTTCTGCTCTAATGCAGAATCATATTGTGAAATGGGTGTAACTTCCATAATAGTATATTACCTTTCTTTGGCCTTCGATGTGAACGGCATAAACTTCATGATATCATCCGTTAAGAATGCATTATCAACAAAAGGGGTCTCTATCGAAGGCTCATCGACGTTTTCAGAGATCATTACCGCTTGCTCAGAAGACTTAAATGGCTTTTCTCTAGACTCTTCAAGAACCTCAACAGATTCATGAAGAGTACCATTCTCCTCTTCCAAAATTTCTAATTTAGATGCAAGTGCATTAATAGCAGCTTCCAACTTATTGTTTTCAGTAAAAGACTTCTCAAGCTCTTCAGTAAGAACCGAGATATCTTCTTTATAGTTGTCATTCTGATCCACAACAGATGCCATTGCACTGTCCGAATCATTTCTGTTCATTTCCAAGGCCATTAAGGACTTCATTGATTCAAAGAGGTGAGCATTCTTAAAAGTCTCATTCTCTGCTTCAAGCTCCATTAAGGCATAGCTCTTAACCTCATCAACTCGGGTCCTAAGGAAAGCTTTAACCTTAGCTTCTATAAGGCTAACCTTCTCCTGTACCTGCTCCGTGATAACCTCGTCAACCAATTCAGCAATTTCAGTAATTGCCGAATCACTTAGGTTCTCAGGAAGCAATTCCGAGATTGAATCCATCTTTTCGTTTGAATTTTCCATTAAATCTCCTTGTCTGTACATTACTATTTATACAGTTTAATTAAAAATATTAAAAATTTATTAATATTTGCGTAGTTTATTCTTTAAAAGGGTTATAAACACCTTCTCTGACGTTGCTTTATTCATTGTAGACTCAACAGTCTCATTAATATACTTAGAATTAAGGCTTTCTTCTAGTGATGGGTATGCGCCCTTCGTGGATGGATCAGCAACTAAATCGAAGGTAATTAACTTAAAATCCTCATTAACATGCTTAGTTCCATCAGGACAATCAGTTAAAGTACCCATTCCTCTTGAAGATATACCTAACTTAACTCCACCTTTAATTAAAGCTTGGGCTGTGAGACCAGCTGGAGTATTAAGAAGCTCTGCTTCACCAATCATCTCACTGCCTTTGAATTTAAGCCCTGTAATAAGGTGCGAGACATTCTGAAGCTTAACTTGGTCATGCTTGGGATGATCTAATTCACCCATTAAGCGTCTCTCATTAAGGGACTCAGTGAGGCGTGTCATTTCTCTTTCGAGAAGCTTTTGCTCATAAACTCTCTTATTGTTATTAGGCTCTCCTGCTCTTTGAAAGCAGCCTGAAATTTTCATTGTGCCCTTAGAGGAGGACTCCTCTATGATCTGAATATTATCTAATATTTGTGTGTCTGTTAATAGCATTATTTATTTCCTTTTATCTTTGAGCCAAGGGCGCACTGTCTAGATCCGCACCAGTTTGCTTTCCGTCCTTTGCTCGCTGCCTCTTCGCCGCAGCCTCAGCCTTCCTCTTTAGTATCGCATCGTTCTTC